TTCGAATCCCGTTCCCACCTCGACTTGGCAGATTCGGATGTCCTGCCAGCAAGGGCGATTAGCTCAGCGGGAGAGCGCTTCCCTGACACGGAAGAGGTCACTGGTTCAATCCCAGTATCGCCCACCAGTCTGACCAGCGGAAACGTCAATCCGTGGGGAGCACGTGGGGAGTTGGCTTCCGGATCGCGCCAGCGACCGGAGGTCGTCCACATGTCCACCACCACGAATCCCCACGCACGTTCCCCACGTCAGGAGCAGTCGCAGTGCCCGATGACGACGCCGTTCGTGCAGGCGATCACGGCCGCCGTCGCGGCCGACATGCGCGCCGCGACCTCACCGTGACCGAGCTGTCCAAGCGCTCCGGACTGTCCCGCCGCAAGCTGGCCCGCCGGCTGGCCGGCGCGCCGTTGAAGGCGTCCGAGCTTGCGGCGCTCGGCCTGGTGCTCGGCAGGCGACCATCAGACTGGTTCAGGATCGTTGAACAGCAGGGTGTCGGCGCAAGCGACACCCCCAGCGCCGCCGGTGCTACCATGACGCATCTCGGCAGGGCGCGGCATGGCAGGGCAAGGACATCCGAGAATCCAACCCAACGTAAGGACATTGCCATGCCCGAAGATCTCCGAATCCGTGCAGCCCGCCGCCACTACGCGGCGCAAGGCTTGCAGCTCCGCAAGATCCCAGAGCGGAGCCGCTGGTTCCCCCAGTACGGGCCGTTCATGGTGACCGACCCGTACACGTCCAACGGAATGGTCGAGTGGAACTTGAGCCTCGAGGACATCGAAAGGCTGACCTACGTCTGACGTACAGCAGCACCCCGGCCGGAATCGGTCGGGGTGCTGTGTGTTACTGGAGGCCCGCGCTCCCCAGGGGAGGGGCGGCGAAGCTCCCACCAGCAGGGGACCGCGGAGGAGGGTCCTAAGTGGTGCCGAGGGTTCAAACATCGCCGAGCGAGCACAAACGCACCCCAACGTGCCCCACCGGGATGGGGCCGAGCGCGTGCTCAGCAGGGGACCGCGACGGAGCAGGAAATACCTGTGTACGGGATCCCAGACTCTCAGGGCAGCTGGACACCGCGCGGGCCGCGGTACTGGGGTCGCCTGCCGGTCACCGGATCGGGCAGCCGCAGCGCGGCCAGGAGCTTCTTCAACGTGTCCGCGGTGGCGGTGGCGAGCCGGTCGGGGCCGGTGACCATCAGGTTGCCGGCCCACTGCTGCGAGCCGGAACGGATCATCCCGTCGAGCCTGTCCAAGCGGTCCTTGGCGCGGCACGCCTCGGTGAGGATCGCCTCCTCGGCAGGGTTCAGGTTGTGCTGCCCGGTGACGGCCTCCCACAAGGCCAGACCACCTGTTCCGAGGGCTGTAGGGGGCATCTGGGGGCCTTTCACGATGAACTCAGGCGTCCGCACTGCGAGGCATCTTCCCCGCGGTACCCGCCAGGCATCTGCTTCGGTTCCCCTCCCCTCCGGTGGGGGGTGCGGCGGCCGGCAGCGCGGGACGTGTCTTCGCCGGGGGAGGCATCACTGTCAGCCCGGCTCGCGACCTTCGCTCCCCCGTGCTGCAGGGGGTGACGGGTTGACGCCGCCGGCCGCCGGTCTATCAGGGAGCGTCGTACAGCCGGACGATGGCCGCCGGATGCGGGTAGGCGAATCCGACCCGCATCGTCGCCTTGACGGCGACCCGATCGCTGGTGAAGAAAACCGAGTGGTCCACCTCGATCCGGGTGTCGTCGCGCAGCACGAGGTAGACGCGATCCTGCGGGATGGCCCAGACGGTCCCTGCGGTGACGGCCTGCGACACGTACAGCGGCACACCGAGGATGGTCCTCGAGGTCGGCGCGGTCGGGTCGGCGCCGAGCAAAGGCTCGTTGCTGCCGCTGGCTTTCTTGACCTTGGCGAGTGCGAGGGCGGTTGCCGGGTCGGTGACGAACGCCGTCGTGACAGCGCTGACGTTTTCGGCCAGGCTCAACGCTTCTGCAAAGACATCAGTATTGGCGATCGCGGCGGCGGTGTCGACGGTCGACGGGGTGAGGGAGCCAAGCCCGGCGGGGGCAGGGGATGACAGGTTCCCGAAGAACGCCGCGTCCATCTTCCTAGCAATGTCCCGGGCGAGTCCGTCGCCGACCGCTTGGGCCGCTTCAGGTGTCGAGTCCTCGGCCAGCTCACGAGTGATGATGGTGAGCCCGGCGAGCTTCGACGGGGTGACGATCACCTCATCGAACAGCATGTCGGACGGGTTGATCTCCTGACCCTCAGCGACCCAAGCTGCGGTCGGGTCGCTCTGGACCAGGGGCACTCGGTAGGTCGGGGCGCCGGTGGTGACAACCGTCGAAACCTGGGCGGCGACGGATAGTTCGATGGCCGGGATGACGAGCAACTCGGCGACCTGCTCGGGGGAGAGGATCTCGTTGGTGTTGCCTCTGGTCATTGTCATGATGAAGTCCTTGGTGGCGTGGGACGCTCGGTGCGTCAGAACGGTGGTGTGTTCCGCGCGGCACCAGTCCTAACGCGTTGCCCTCAAGGGCTCTCTCGGTGACGGGGCGGACAACCCGGCCCGAGCATCCCGTCACGTTCAGGATACCCCGGGCCGGGTGGTCGACGCGGCTGTTAGTCGCGGCGGAAGGCATCTGCCCAACGAGCCGGTGCGTGCGCTGCCGTTGTGCTTCCTTGGGATGGATCAGGCTTCGGGGTGCGGGGCTTGGGGGTGAGGCCGAGCGTCTCCGATGCGCCTGTAACAGCTTCACGCAGCCGCTCCCGGTCCAGGCGGCCGTCGTCGCCGTACAGGGCGTCGACGTCGACGCCGGCGGCCCACAGCCCTGCCGGTTTCAGCAGTCCTGAGGCGTCCTCGGCGGTCTGCCGGCGGACCGCGGTCAACTGCTGCCGGGCGGTGTCACGTTCACCTTCCGCGGCGCGGAGCTGCCGTCGATACTTGGCGGCTTCCCGGCCGGAACCCTCGCCCTCGCCTTCGTTCTCGGTGCCATTGTCACTGTCCGATGATGCTCCCGTATCGGTGACGGTGGGCACAGGGGGATGATCGCTATCTGGTGATGGCTGCTCGGTGGTGGTCATGGGGTAGTGGGCTCCGTTCGGGTTAGGGGTGTCCAGGTGCGCCGGCGCACACCGGGGGTCAGGTAGGTCACGGTCACGGCCGGCTCGCGCACCGGGATACCGTCCTGGTCGTATCTGGTGATCTGATCATCCGGCGGCGGCCAGCCGAACGCCTCGATGAGCAGCAGCTCCGTCGCGGTGGCGGCGCGCAGCAGGGCCATCCTGCGGTCGGCCCGTTCGTAGTCTGCGGACTTGGTGGCGTCCTCGCTGGCGAGCAGCGGGCATGCGATCAGGTGCCGGATCTCCAGCAGACCACCCGGGTGGTCGAGCATCTGCGGGCCGTCGCACACTGGGCAGGTTGGTGTTTCCGGTGTGGTCACTGGCATTCACCTGCACCGTCGATGGTGATGGCAGGTTCGGGCCAGGGAAGGTACCGCCGGCCAACCTGACCGCCGGGTAGCTGCCGGTTGTCAGTGATCGGCGATCCATCGCTGTAGACCATCAGCGGTTCGCCGGGCAGCACGTCGGCGGCCAGCCTGCCCAGCTCGAGGCGCAGGTCCCGCAGTAGCGCCGCGGACTGGTCGGCGCCGGCCGCGCCTTGCGTCAGCAGAATCTCGGCCCCGGCGGCGGCGTCGATGGTGCGCCGCAGCAGGAAGCGCAACACGTCGGCCTGCCCGCGGGCGTAGGCGGCCAGCCGACCCGCAGCCTGCACCAGGTTGTCATCGGTGGTGTTCATTCGGTTTCTCCTTCGGGTGTGATGTTGCGTCGCCGGAGCCGGCGGCGCCGGCGGACGTTGGCCAGTTGGACTGCCTGCCGAATGCGGGCGCGGGCGCGGTGCCTCGGCCAAGTCAAGGGGTGTCTCATCCTGTTTCCTCCTGTCGTTGTGCGGCCGGTCGGCCGCGTCGTGGTGTTCTGTCGATGCCGGCCCAGATGCCCGACGACTCGCGGTTGACGGTGGCGAAGGTGTTGCACTCGGCGAGCGCTGGGCACCATTCCTGGCAGAGTTGCGCGGCCGCGTCAGCCATATCCGAGTCACCGTCCCCGGTCCAGGCGTCCGGGTTGGCCTGGCACGGTGTCGGCCGATCTGTGTTGCTCAGTGCGACGTGCAGATCACGCCAGGCAGGCAGGGCGGCGGTCCGGATTCCGAGGCCTGTCATTCGGCGGCCTCGGCTCGTTGGACGCGGGAGACGCGTTGTCGCACCGTTGCGATCGGCCACGTCCGGGCGGTCAGGTACAGGTCGACCAGCGCTTCCCGTAGTTCGTCGTCGAGCGGTTCCCCCTTCGGTGGGAGCAGCCGGCCCAGTTCCCAGACGATCGAGCGGACCTTGCGGCCGGTCTCGGCGTCTCGCTCGTTGACGACCAGCCCGCGGCGGTCCAGCTCGGCGGCCAGCGGTAGCGCCTTGAGGTAGGCGTACAGGTGGGACCGCGATACGTCGCGGCCGTAGGTGCTGGCGTTGTAGATCCGACGCATCTGCTCCCGGACGGAATCCGGATTCCGGACGGTGCTCACGCTGCATCACCCGGACGTTGTCGGCCCATCATCCGGCGGGCCTTGACGTGGTTGTCGTCGTCGGCATCACAGAACCCGTCCGGGTCGGTCGCCGGCTGGCCGCAGTACTCGCACCCCGTTGGGTTCACGGACACTGCCAGTGGCCGGCTCGCCAGCTTCTCGGCGATACATATTCCGCATTTCTTGGCCGGGTCGCCGGGATGGCCGCAGGGCCGGGCGGGCTCGGGTTCAGGCATGGCGGCGGGGTTACAGATGGCATCGGCGATTTGCCGAAGGTGCCGGCGAAGGTGCCGAAGGTGCCGTATCTGCGTGTGTGGCACCTTGCGCACCTTCGGGGCACCTTGGGCGTTCGATCGCTGACTTGGAATCTCTCAAGGGAGCACCCAAGGAGTGCAAGGGGGCAGTGCCCGTGTGTGTGCTCCCTTCGCTCCCTTGGTGCTCCCTTGACGAAATTTCCCAGTACCAAGGTCCGTCGATTTCCGGGTGTATTGCGTCGATCCCGGTTCGCTTCTTGGCGCGCTTCACCTGGTCCTTGGAGTACCCGGCGGCGTCGGCTGCCGAGTAAACCTCGGTGGCCTTGCGGCGGCTCGGCGTCAGGAACTCGGTCAGCCAACGGTCGACGCCGCGGGCGTCCCCGTCATCCTGATCAGGCCGAGTCCGCATGATGTCCCGGACCGACCGGACGGACTCGGCTCCGGTGAACTCGAACCGTGATACCCAGGCGGTGCCGTCGTCCGTCTCGACCGGCTGCGGTGCGATCCGGTAGTGCAGGCTCGGCAGGTTGTCCCGACCTAGGTTGTTCTTCGTGGTCGACAGCACGAACGATTCGGCCGCCGGTTCGTCGTCCTCGCCGGGTGTCTCGTCGCGGGCGAACCCGACAGCGGCTCGGATCAGCTGACCGAAGGCGGCGGCGCCTTGGATCGCCAGCAGCGGATCGCCCGATGGTGCCGACTTGTTGAAGTGCGCCAGGCCGACGACGGCGCACCGGGTGGCGTCGGCCATGGACACCAGCGGCTCGAGGGCGGCCCGAACTTCCTTGCCGCGGTAGTCGTTCACCTCGGCGTCCAGTGCCGAGAGCAGCGGATCGCAGACCAGCAGCGCCACGTCGTGCGCCGGGATCAGCCGGCCCAGCGCTGCCGTGTCGGCGGGCAGGGTGAGCCGGGCGTGCTGGTGTCCGTCGTCGGTCACGTCGACCCGGAACGCCCGGTCCAGGTCGGCGCCGGCCGCGGCGAGTCGCGGCGCGATTGTCATTTCCCACGAGTCCTCGTTCGCGGCGACGATCACGGAACGCGGGGTGCCGAAGTGTTCACCAGGCAGTAGTCCGCGGGTGAGCCCTGCCGTGAGCCAGCAGGTGAACTGTGACTTGCCGAGCCCGGCCATCCCGGCGGCGATGGTGATCGATCCGACCGGTATCCGGCCCTCAGCATCCTTCGGCTCGTTGCCCACCGGTGCGGTGTCCCATAGCCATGCCGGGCGGCGCATCCTGATCTTCGAGGCCGGCGTCAGCGTCAACGTCCGATGGTGCACAGCCGGTGCGGTCTGCACCAGATCGGCCACCAGCTCGACCGGCTCGAACTCATCCACCCCATAGCCGGCCGCGATATGGTCTGCAGCGTCCTTACCGGCTTTCGCCTGCACGACAACGCATTCAGCATGACCTGCCAGTGACGCGACAACCTGCCGGGCATGCTCCAGTCCCGGGCCGTCCTTGTCAGCGACGATCACCACCCTGCCGCCGTCGAGCGGACCTGGCTGGATCCGATCCCATTTGCCGGCGCCCATCGGCGAACAGGTTGCAGTGACGTCGACCGACTCCAGCGCGAGGACGTCCTTCTCTCCCTCTACGACGTACACGGGTTGGCCGGCGGCAACGGCAGCACGCACACGTTCCACATGGAAAAGGTTGCGGTCCTTGGTGTTACCGGACTGCCGGAACCTCTTGTCTGGTGAACGGTGCACGATCCGGCCGCCGGGGTAGCGGTACTCGGCGCCACGGGGGCTGTCATACAAATCAGCCATGGTCATTCCCAGCCCGGCCAGCACGTCGACGTTGCTGCAGCCCGCATGACAGTGCAGCAGCAACGACCCGTCGATCGGGGTGACACTCAATGACGGGTTGCGATCCTCGTGCGCCGGACACTGGGCCGATATCCCGCGGCCGGCCGGCTTCACCGGACCCAACCTGTCCAGGGCCTCGCGGATCCGGTCGAGCGCTGTCGTCGTACTCACGCGGTCACCTCGGACGAGAGGTGCAGCTCTCGGGCGTCGACCGGGACCAGTTGCACCAGTACCAGGTCTGCCCGGTCACCCCGCTCCCGGGCGCGTTTCACCGTGCGTTCTGCGGCGGACAGCGAGAGGTACAAATGACGTCGCACGCTCTTACCGCGCACTAGCACGCCGTAGGCGTTGCGGAATGCCAATCCGGGCGCCGAATCCGGCGCTACGATTGCAACTGGTCCGCTCGCCTGCTGATCGCTTTCTGATTCGGCCCCGTTGCCCGCGGGGTCGTTTCTGTTTTCAGTCAACAGAAACACCAGCCTTGAACACGCATCCGTAAGCGAACCGAGCATGTTCACAGCTGCTGCGGCGGCTTGCACCGCAGGTGCACCGACGCACCTTGCCGTCGATGAACGTCACGACGAGGGCGCCATGCTGGTCGGCGACTGAGACCATCACCGCGCCGCTTCCGTCGTCTCTCACATTCGAGATGCGCAGCCCGTGGCCGCTGGTCGCCTGCCGGTACGTCGGGTCGCCGTGCTGCCCAACGATGTGCCGGCGGGCAGGATCGATGACCGGCCCGCGGGTAAGGCTTTGCCCTGGCTTGCGTGTCGCGGTCTGTCCCGCGTGTCCGGTGAGCGCCTTCGAGGCGCGGCCGTCAAGCAACCTGACCACCGCCGCCGGCGGGGATCGGACGCAGCAGCTTGTCGAGCTCGTTGAGATCGACTCTGATAAGCCGAGGACCGAACCGGAAAGCCGTCAGAGAGCCGTCGGCTATCCGGCGGCGAATGGTCTTGAGACTGCACTGTGCATAGTCGGCAGCGTCGCCAGGGGTGACCAACCGCCTTGACCGTTCAACAGAGGTGCGCATTGCGATTCCCTTTCAGGAACGCGAAAACCGAGCACACGACACCTATCGGAGGTGTTCGCGTCGCTCGGTTCCTGGCCTTGCACCTGTGCCCCGCCGGCTCGCAGTCAGGCCTTACACCTGAACGCTTATCGCCGTTCCCCTGTTGCCACGTGTGTCCGAACCATCGGCCTTGCACTTCAGGTCGAATCCATGAATCAGGAGAATGCTGTCGATCTTCTGTTGTGTCTCCGAGTGTACACCTATGGGCGCCTTAAGGCCCGGTATCCGTTGCAACACTGGGCGTGTCGCGGCCGACCAGCTCGGACAACCTCGCGGCGATGATCGCGTCCCGACCCTCGGATGCGTGCTGATACCGCAGCGCGGCGCCCGGTGTGGTGTGCCCGAGCCGAGACATCAGCTCGGCCAGCGTCGCCCCGGTCGAGGCGGCAAGCACCGCGCCGGTATGGCGCAGATCGTGAAACCGGAGGTCTGCCCGGTCGGCCGATTCCCGCGCCGGGTACCAGTGCTTGTACAGCGTCACGGTGGGCAGGAAACTGCCGGTGCCGGAGGGGAACAGCAGCCCGTCACGGCCGGGCGCGGTGTGCGCCCGCAGGTGCTCGACCACTACCGGCGCCAGGTGTGGCGGCACGTTCACGTCGCGGCGGCCGGCGTCGGTTTTCGGGTCGCCTTCCACCATCTGGCCGCGCACCCGGGCGACACCGCGGCGGACGTGGATCACCGAACCGTCGGCGGCGATGTCCTTGCGGCGCAGCGCGGCCAGCTCGCCGTAGCGCATCGCGCACCAGGCGGCCAACAGCACCATCAGCCGGTACCGCTCGGGCATCGCGGCGGCGATCTGCTCCAGCTCGGGCAGACTGGCGGGCTTCACCTTGTGCGCCCGCTTGCTGTTGCCGGCGCCGCGGATCCGGCAAGGGTTGGCGTTGATCAGGTCGTAGGCACCAGCAGTGTTCAGGATGGTTCGCAGCAGTGAGTAGGCGTGCGCCTTCATCGTCGGCCCGGTCGTCAGGGTGGCGTGCCAGCGGTTCACCATCTCCGGTGTGATCTTCCGCAGCGGAATGTCGGCGAAGGCGTCCAGGTGCCCGAGCAGCAGGTTGTTGTAGTGCTCGCGGGTGCGCGGCTTCAACCGGCGGTCGGCGACCCACTGGCGGGCGTAGGCGCCGAACAGCAGCCCGGAGGTTGCCGGGCGCCACTCGTCGCGGACGATCTCGGACCGACGAAGGGTCAGCCAGGTGTCGGCGTCGCCCTTGGTGTCGAACGTGGTCGGCGCCGAATGGCGGGCTCCGTCCGGCCCGGTGTATCTGGCCCGGAACCGTCCGGACGGCAGCTTGGACACCTCGCCGAACGTCCGCTTGCCTGCGCTCACTGCCGGGCCTCCGTGGGGTGTACGTGGGGAATCACGAGTATATGCGTGTCCACTTGCGTCCATGTGTGACACCCGATAGATTCGGGCGTGTCACCAGGTCAGCGGCTATATCCGCTGGTCACACCCAGTGATCCGGAGCCTATCGAATACTGGTTCAATCCCAGTATCGCCCACACTTATTGCCGCAGGTCAGAGCACTTGAGGACATCGGTATCTCGGCAGTCGTGGCTCAAATGTGGCTCTGAGGATCGGAAATCGCGGTGTCTACGAGCCCTAAGCCTGGATCCGTGGACTGGGCTGTTGTTGGGCGGGTAGTTGATCTTGGTGTGATGCCCGGGCGGGCTCGCCGGTGTGGGAGCGCGGGGTGTCCGCTGGTCTGTCCAGCTTTCCGGGGTGGTTTCTGGTCGGGCCTGGGCGGCGG